ATGTACCGACCAATAAAGATTAAACGAAAAGACGGACACGAAATTATTAACTATACTGGGACTGCTGAATTTTCCGACTTAATGAAGTTTGCACCGCTCGGAGTTGTGTTAAGTTCGTCGGTTTTTTTTTGGAATTTAGGAAGCGAATTACTACAAAGTACGATTCACTATTTAGAACAAGAGATAGCGAAGAACCCGAAGGTATTGGAGACTTTAGCGAAGCAACACAATTTCAAAAACAATGGGGATGGTATCAATCAATTTATGCGCTCGCTAAGGGAGACGTCACAAAATTTGACGAAGTTACCGCAATGGGATTACTTAAATGTTTAACCTACTTAACTTTTGAGAAACAAAAAAACGAAATAGAACAACGACAACTTAACAAGTATTTAAAATGATAGGATTTTACACCGCAATAGACAAACTCAAAGCGCACTTTGACGCAGACGCATTGGTTAACTCAGTAAGCGAAGGGGACATTTTCCAAGTTGATTTAGCTAAACAAACTATTTTCCCACTTGTTCATATAATGGTGAATTCGTGTACGTTTGAAGTAAACGTGTCTAGATTTAATATTTCTTTAATTGCAATGGATTTAGTAGATATATCAAAGAACGAAAACACGAATGTTTATTTAGGCAACGACAACACCCAAGACGCTTTAAACTCAACGTTAGCTATCTTAAACCGAGCCTATGATATTATGTTGCACGGGAGTTTAGCTTACGACTTATTCCAAATAGACGGCAACCCAACTTGCGAACCTTTTACGGAACGCTTTGAAAACTTGTTAAGCGGTTGGACGATGACCTTTGATGTTTTAGTTCCAAATGAAATGACGATTTGTTAAGATGGAAAAAGCCGAACAACAAATAATTCTTGAGCAATTTCGGGACTACGTTATACAACAAGCACGAAGCAATTTAAGTAGGTTGCAAAAAAATAGTAGCCGTAAACTTTACGATTCCATAACGTCTGAAATTAAAGCAATGCCAAATTCGTTAAGGCTTTATTTTGATATGGAAGACTACGGGTTTTATCAAGACAAAGGAGTTAGCGGAACTAAAAGAAAATACGACACGCCTTTTTCATATACAAACAAAATGCCTCCGCCAAAAGCGTTTGACAAATGGATAGTTAAAAAAGGAATAGCACCCCGAAAAAAAGACGGAAAATTTACAACTCGTAAAGGATTACAATTTGCAATTGCCAGAAGCATTTTCGAAAAGGGAATTAAACCAAGTTTATTTTTTACCAAACCTTTTGAAAAAGCATTTAAGAATTTACCCGACGAAATGATTGAAGCGTACGGCTTAGAAGCCGAAGAAACATTTAATACAATAATGAAAGAAAATTTTAAAAACATATAAAAATGGCGTTACCTAATCAAGAACATATTTTTGTTCGCAGTCCTTTTATAATCGAAGTTGACGATGCAACGCAAACGGGTTCGAAAGTCGAAATATTCATATACAAGGCAAACACATTACCACCCGCAACACCGACTTACACGTTGAGTAAATTAATACCCGCTTCAAACAACACGGTCACGCTTTACAATTTAAGTCCGTACATAAGGGAAAACATAACGCACCCAACAAGCCCCGACAACGCAATTATTAACTTACAATTAACGCCTTACGACGAATATACTTTAGTTGATGTTTATACTTACAATCTAATTGGCGGTAATTACGTAGCGCAATTTAACGCAACTTACCGAGCGTTTGACGGATTTGGATATTATGAAACGGGAATTAACCCCGACTATTCTTTTGGACAAGCGGTTGTTTTATCCGAAGAAATGAATTACAATTATTATTATGACCCCGCTTACCCAACAACAAGCGAAAGTTTAGCGGGTACAATTACGGCTTACTTACCCGTTAATTTTATTGTCGAATATACGGGCTTACAAACGGGAACAATATTTAATTTTTCAGCGACAAGTTCAAGGGTATTTGATTTATTTAGAGTTCCGCCCTCAATGATTTCGGAAGGTGCAAAAGTAAAAATTTCAACCGCTCCAACACCTTTTGCGATTCCTTTTTGGACTGGATATTTTAGACCCGTTACGGAATGTAAATACGAACCAATCGTTTTAGACTTTATAAATAAATACGGGGGTTGGCAACGGGAAACATTTTTTAAGGCAAGTTTTGAAAATTTAGAAGTTCAAAGTACGCCTTATAATTTTATGATGACAATCGACGCTTTACAATACGATGTTAGGCAAGGACAAAAGCAAATCTTTAACAACAACGGAAGCACGAAATATAAAATAAATTCGGGTTGGGTAGATGAAACGTTTAACGAAAACTTACAACAACTTTTACTTAGTGAGCGGGTTTTATGGACGAAGGGAAACACGAAACTACCAATAAGAATAAACACGAAAAGCGTAAACAAGGAAAAGAACATAAACAACAAAAAGATAAATTATTCTTTAGATTTTGAAATGGCTTTTGACACAATAAATAATGTAATTTAATGAAAAGGGAAGTAAGGGTATTTATCGAAGGGCAACAAATAGATTTATTCAACGACGAAACAATTGAAGTAAATTCGAGCGTTCAAAACATAGCGGATATTTCTAAAACAAGTACGGACTTTTCCCAAGCGTTTACGATTCCCGCAACAACACGAAACAACGCAATATTCCAACACTTTTACCAATCAGACGTAGACGGCACTTATAACTTTCAAGAACGAAAAGACGGATATATTGAAATAGATATGACAACGTTTAGGCGCGGACGGATTCAGTTAGAAAAGTCAAACGTAAAGAACGGGCAAGTTGAAAATTATACGATTACTTTTTACGGCGAATTAACGAGCTTAAAAGATTTATTTGGCGAAGACAAACTAAGCGATATAGATTACCCCGGCTATGAACAATCAGTTGACTTAGCACAAATTAAAGCGGTAATTGAAGGTCTTGTTTCTTTTGGGGACATAGCTTACCCGTTAATAAGTTCCGCAGAATTTTGGCAATACAATGCACAAGGCGCAAACGGAACAACTCCGTCTTGGTTTGTCCCAACTCCCGCAAGTCAAATAGACACACCAGCGGGAGCAATTGACACAAGCGAATTATTTCCCGCATTAAGATTAAGCGCAATTATTTCATTAATAGAATTGCATTATGGAATAACTTTTAATAGTAATTTCTTTTCTACGGACAATTTTAGGAGGGCTTATTTGTGGTATAAAAACAGAAATGTATTTGTTACGATGTCAACACCGCAAACCTTAGACATTACGGGTTTTTTAGGGCAAACGGGAACTTTTCCAAATGCAGTTCCTATGCAAAATTTTGTTGATTTAGGAAACAATACTATTTTAATTCAAGCAACGTCAAACGCTGGAAATGGCGGGGGGCTTACGGTAAAATTAGCGCTAACGTCTCCGCCAACTTTAATTGATTATTTTGTTGACGTTTATTTAAATGGTAATTTAATACAATCAATAGAAGGAGACGGGAATGGATTTCAATTTAGTATTGTAAATGAACCCGACGTTTTAGGGTTAAACAATACGTATTTTTTCCAAGTTAGAGCTCAAAGCGCAATTACATTGGATTTTGATTTTTATTTTTATTACTATTCAACTTTTAATCTTACTATACAATCAACTGCAACTTTTAGCATAGGTACACAAGTTCACACCGCAACAACTAATTTAAAAAGAAACGCTCCCGACTTAAAAATTTCAGATTTCTTTTCGGGGTTGCTAAAAGAATTTAATTTAACGGTTACGGGTACGGACACACCCAACACTTTTTTAGTTGAGACTTTAAATTATTGGTATGCTTCGGGAAATGTTTTTGACATAACAACGTTCACGGATTCAACAAGCATAGATATTGAACGTGTAAAACTTTACAAAAAGATTTCGTTTAGATATCAACCGAGCGAATCAATTACTAATAAGTATTATTTACAAACTGGATTAAAAGAATACGGAAACACGGAACAACCTTACCCGTACGATGGTGGCGAATTAAATATAGACGTTCCTTTTGAAAACTTAATGTTTAGCAAGTACACTGGGACAAATTTACAAGTTGGTTTTGCTATTAATAGCGCTTTAGCGCCTTATATACCAAAGCCTTGCATACTTTATTATAATCAAGACGTGTTGTTAACAAATCCAATTTTTATAAAAGATTCAACGGGAGTATTAACAGTAAATAATGCGCAAATATTCGGACAAGATACAAACGTTGGGGGGGTAGATTACTCATTAAACTTTTCGCCAGAAACATCAACTTACTTAGGAATACCGATTCAACAAAGTTTATTTGCAACTTATTACTTTGATTATTTAGCTAATTTGTTTGACCCTAAGAACCGATTAACAAACGTTAAGGTAGTTTTGCCTATTTCAATTTTAACGTCGTTACAATTAAACGATAGGCTTATAATAAGAGATAAAAGATACATTATAAACGACTTTAAAACGAATTTAACAACGGGCGAAACAATATTTAATTTATTAAATGATTTTATACCAATATTACCCGAACCACAAGAAGGCGGTATAATAACGGAAGACGATATACAAATGATTACACAAGAAAGTATTAATTTAATTATAGAATAAAATGGCTATCAAATTTAGTGAAATGGAAGAAAAAACAACCGCTTTAGATTATGAAGATTTAGCGTGTGTTTCCGAGTTTGACGCAATGCGTGAAATTTATACAACAAAGAAAATAAAAGGGTTTTTAATTCGGGACGGAGTTTTTAACGGAAATGTTACGGGTTCGTTTTACGATATAGAAAACCAAACGACTTTAGCGAACACGCCAACGCCTATGCGAATACGAAATAATGTTTTAGCAAACGATTGTTCAATTGTAGATTTTACCAAAATAACAACTAATCAAACGGGAGTTTTTAACCTTCAGTTTTCGGCTCAACTTTATCGAACAAGCGGTGGAACAAATGCACACGTTGACATTTGGTTTGCTTTGAACGGGGTTAATATAGACAACTCAAACACAAGAATAACAATTGCGAATAATTCGCATTATTTAGTGGCTTCGTGGAACTTTGTTTTAGCTATGAGCGAAAACGATTACGTCGAAATTATGTGGATGCCGTCCGTTAGTACAATACAATTACAAACGGAATCGGAACAAGCGTTACACCCCGCTACGCCTTCGGTAATTGCAACTTTTAATCGAATAGGGTAATGATAGCACTAATCATTCAACTTTTGGAATCGTCCGAACATTACGGGCAAACCGAAAATATAGAAATAGCAAAAGGAAAATACAATTTAGCCATAACAATAAAACAAGGTTGGAAAAAAGCAAAGCGACAAATAATTTATAATTATAAAAAATAATGGCTGAAAAAAGAACAATTGAACTTGAGGTTAAAGAAAGTGGATTCGACCAAGTAACCGAAAAAACGAAAACCCTTAAACAACAACTTAAGGAAATGAAGGAGCAACTTGGAACAATGGACGAAGGTTCGGAAGGTTTTAAGGAGTTAGTAGCCGAAGCGGGTAAGTTACAAGATAAAATTGGAGACTTAAACCAACAAGTAAAAAACTTTGCGTCCGACACGGGAAAAGTTGATATTGCTTTAGGCGGACTTAGTGCGGTAACGGGTGGATTCGAAGCGGTACAAGGTGCAATGGCTTTGGCGGGTTCTGAAAATGAAAACTTACAAAAAGCAATGTTGAAAGTTCAAGGCGCAATGGCTTTGGCGAATGGAGTTCAACAAGTTCAAATAGCGTTGCAAAAGGAAAGCGCATTTATGAAAGGGGTTGATGCCGTAAAAACAACGGCTTTAAGCGTAGCCACGGGAGTATATACCGCAGTTGTTGGAACGTCAACGGGTGCAATGAAGTTATTTAGACTTGCAATGATTGGAACTGGAATAGGCGCTTTAGTTGTTGGGGTTGGTTTATTAATTACAAATTTTGAAATGTTAATGACGCCAATAAGTGGCGCTATACAATTGTTAAAAGATTTTGGCGATTGGATTGGATTAACAAGTTTTGCCGAAGACGAAGCCAACTCAAAATCAAGGGAAATTGCCGAAGCAAAAACAAAAGCGTTAGACGAACAAATTGTTGCTTTTGACAAGGCAAACGCAAAAAAATTAAAATCATATACAAAAGAGGACGATGCTATTGGGAGGCAAATTGCTTTAGCAAAAGCACAAGGAAAAGACACATATGAATTAGAACGTTCCAGAATAAAAGGCGCTATTTCTTATCAAAAAGGATTAATTAAAACTACTTTTTTACAATATGAATCCATTAAAGCGACCCAAGCACAACAAAAAGCAGAATTAGAACGATCCATTCAATTGGTCAAAACATGGGAAGATAGCGCTTTAAATCAAGCAGTTACAAAACAGTTAAAAGAAGACTTAGCAAAATTAACGGAAAAAGAAACAAAAAAAGCAAATGAAAATATAGCCGCTCAAGAAGCGTTAAAAGATTCGGTTAATGATTTGGCAATTTTAGAAGCGGAACACTCAAAAGCGTCAAGAGACCGAGCAAAAGAAAAATCAGATAATGCAAAAAAAGAAGTTAAAGAAGTTACCGATATTTCAAGGCAAATAGAAGACTCAAAACTAAAAGCTTTAGCAGAAGGACAAGAAAAGGAACTTGAATTAGTTCGTGTTCAATACGAGCGTAAAAAAACAGATTTAGAAAAGCAAGTCAAAGAAGGCAAGGTAAAAAAGAAACAAGCGGACGAATTAATTAAACAAGATGTTATTCTTCAAGGACAAGACGAGCAAAAAATCCGTGACAAATACACTCAAGAACGAATTAAAAAAGAGGACGAAGATTGGTTAAAACAACAAGAAATTGATTTAAGTAAACAAGACTATGAAAAATTAGTTTTAATGCAAAAATTTGACGCTGAAAGTTTACTGGCAACGGATATTGAAAAACTAACTACGGAACATCAAGAAGCATTAAAAGCAATTGACGCAAAATATGAAGCCGAAGCCGAAGCAATTAAAGAAGCTCAACGACAAAAACAACTTGAGGCGATAAAAAATTACAATTTAATTGTTTCAAGCGAAGAAGAATTAGCACGTCAAGCAATAGACCAAAAAGCGGTTTTAGATTTAGAAAAGTTAACAAGCGATTTCGATTTAAAATTATTAACTCAAGAACAATATGAAACGGCTAAAATAGCATTAACCGAAAAAACGAATATAGAAATTGCAAAGTTAGACGAAGACGCAAAAAATAAAAAACAAGAATTATTAAACAAACAATTAGACGCAGTTAAAGGCGGTTTAACATCTATTGCAAACATAGCCGAACTATTTGCGGGTAAAAGTAAAGCAAGTCAACGTAGGGCGTTTAATATTCAAAAGGCTACTAATATAGCAACTGCGACAATTGATACTTATATGAGCGCCCAAAGTGCTTATAAGTCAACTATTGGTGTTCCCGTTGTCGGTCCAGTATTAGCGCCTTTAGCGGCGGCGGGAGCGATTGCGGCGGGTTTAATAAATATCAAAAAAATAAAAGAATCAAAATTTGATGGCGGTGCAGAACCAAGCGCAAGTAGTGGTGGTGGTGGTGGTGGCGGTGCGGTACAAGCGCCACAATTTAACGTTGTAGGGAATAACGGAATGAATCAATTAGCGCAGTTACAACAAAAACCCGTACAAGCCTACGTTGTTAGTTCCGAAATGACAAGCGCACAAGCACTCGAAAGGAATAGAATAAATAATGCAACAATTTAGAAAAACTTTAATTATATATTTATGCGAATAGTTGAACTAATTATAGACGAAAAAGACGAGCAAAGCGGAATAGACGCAATAAGCGTGGTAATGTCGCCAGCAATAGAATCTAATTTTATTCACTTGTCAAAACACGAAATACTTTTAAAAGAAGTTGACGCAGAAAAGCGTATTTTAATGGGTGCGGCTTTAATTCCCGACAAACAAATTTACCGCAAAAACGACAAAACAAAAGACGAATATTATATTTATTTTTCAAAGGCAACTATACGAAAAGCAAGTGAGTTGTTTTTAATGAACGCAAACCAAAATAATAGTACGTTAGAACATAGCCAAAAATTAAAAGGAATGTCGGTGGTTGAAAGTTGGATTATTGAAGGCGAAAACGACAAAAGCAAAAACTACGGATTTGATTTACCAAAAGGTACTTGGATGATTTCAATGAAAGTAAACAACGACGAAATTTGGGACAAAGTTAAATTAGGCGAAGTAAAAGGATTCTCAATAGAGGGTTATTTTGCGGATAGGTACGAAATGAATTCAAAAAATATAGATATGGAAGAAAAAGCAATGGTTGAAAAAATCAAAGAACTAATTACAAAAAGCGAATTAAAAAGTAATAAAATTGAGTTAGGTTCTATTGATAAATTTAGGGCTGAATATTTAAAAATTCAATCTGGAAATACTGCTAAATATATTCAAGAAATACAAGCAATAAGAACACGCATATTGAAAGGTGTTGAACAAGTAGGTGATTATAATGAAAAAATTCAAAAAACAATTCAAGGTTTAAATTCTTTAGGCTTAACTGACGAGGTAAAAGATTTTCAAACTTTAAAAAATGATATACAAAATGATTTTAATGAATTAGTTTTTATAAATGACAAATTAAAAACTATATCAGCTTAAATAAATAAACACGAATACAATTTAAATGGCGAAGCAAACGGGCGTACAAAACCACTTGAGAAAACCAAAAATTAAGCGTTCTGGAGTACACGCAAAAACACGAAATAGCGGTTTAAAATCAAGTAAAAACTATAAAAAAAGTTACGCAAGGCAAGGAAGATAATAAAAAACATAAATGCGTTTTAAAGCGGTTTTAATGCGATATAACGAACTTTAATACTTTAACGATAGATTATACCTAAAACTAAAGATAATGAAAAATCCAACAAACATCAAGGTTTCCGACGTAGCAAAAAAAGAAATTGAAAGACCCCGTTCAAGTCCAATTGGAGGCAGAAGGGGTTGTTTATGTAGAGACGGAAAGCGCTATTCTCGGAAGTGTTGCGATGGCTCTTTACAAGCGCAAGGAATCGGAAACGTAAACTAATTTTACAACAAAAAATAAACAATTAAATTATATAACTATGAACACACTAAAAACCATTTACGACAAATTAGCTAAAACGGAGTTAGCAAAACACGAAGTTAATTTTGCTTCAAATTTAATTGCAAATTTAGAAGGTCAATATGAAGCAACTATTGCAAAAACCGTGTCCGCTAAACAGAATTTACACGGTGGCGTTAAATTACTTTTAGACGTTGTTAATGTAATGGAAAAAAATGTCCAAGAAGCTGAAAGGGGTTTATTAATGGCAAAAGAATTAGGCGCTGAAGGCGCTATAAAAACATTAGCTTCTTTTGTTGATTTATTTAAGTATAAATCAAAACAATATAGGCAAATTGCTAATGAAATTGAAAATTTAACTAAATCAATGTCAACAAGTTCAAATTAATAAAAACTAAAAATCAAATATGAAAACAAGCGTAATTAATCAAATCAAAACTTTGCTCGGAATGGACGTAAAGTTAGAACAAAGAAAAATGGCGGACGGAGTTACACTAATCGAAGCGGACGCATTCGAAGCTGAAAACGAAGTTTTTGTTATAACTGAAGACGAGCAAAAAATACCCGTTCCAATTGGTGAATATGAAATGGAAGACGGATTTATTTTAGTAGTTGTTGAAGAAGGTTTAATAGCAGACTACAAAGAAAAAGAAGCCGAAGAAGAAGAAGCGCCAGTAGCCGAAGAAGAAGTTGTTGAAGAAGAAGTTGAAGCACAAGTTGAAAAGTCAACACCAAAGAAAACAATTGAAAGCGTAGTTAAAGAAACTTTCTTTTCAGAAATGGAAAAACTTAAAAACGAAAATAACGAGTTAAAAGCGAAGTTGGAATTATTAACCAAAGTTGACGCAGTTGAATTAGAATCAACCGAACTTTCGGACATTAAACCAATTAGTTTCAACCCAGAGAATACAAAAGAAATTGAATTCCACAAAATCGGTTCTAAAAGACCTCGAAACACAATGGATTCTATATTAGAAAAAATTAAATAATTACTAACAATTAAAAATTAAAAAGAAATGCCAACACAACCAGTTATTACTACTACTTATGCGGGACAATTTGCGGGTAAGTATATTTCGGCAGCACTATTAAGCGCTCCAACAATCGAAAATGGCGGAGTTACCGTTATGCCGAACATCAAATTTAAATCAGTTATTCAACGTCTTGAAACTGCAAACGTTCTTGAGGACGCTTCTTGTGACTTTCAAACAAACTCAACGGTTTCTTTAACCGAAAGAATTTTGGAAGTTAAAGATTTGCAAGTTAATATGCAACTTTGTAAGTCACAATTTCACAACACTTGGCAAGGAATAGAGCAAGGTTTTTCGTCTTTTGACACTTTGCCTAAGTCTTTTGCTGATTACTTAATTGCACACGTTGCGTCTCAAGTTGCTTCCGCTAACGAAGTTTCTTTATGGCAAGGTTCAAGTGCAGTTGGTGGAGAATTTGACGGATTGTTTTCAACGGCTTTAGTTGACGTAAATTTACCGCCAGCACAATTGATTAACAACGTTGCGATTACACCCGCTAACGTAATTGCACAACTTGCTTTAGTTGAAGCGCAAATTCCCGCAACACTTTACGGAAAATCTGATTTAAAGATTTATGTTTCACAAAACGTTGCAAAGGCTTATGTTTCCGCTTTAGGTGGTTTCGGTGCTTTGGGTACTAACTCACAAGCAAATGCGGGTGTGAACTCAATGGGTACAATGTGGTATACAAACGGAGCTTTGTCTTATTCGGGAATACCAATTTTTATGGCAAACGGATTGCCTAACGATTCAATGATGGCAACAACAACATCTAACTTGTATTTCGGTTGTTCACTTTTGAGCGACACTCAAGAAGTACGTGTTATTGATATGTCGGATATTGACGGAAGCCAAAACGTTCGTGTAATTATGCGAATGGCGGCGGGTGCAACTTACGGAGTTATCGAAGACATCGTAGTTTACGGATAATCATTTAACGGGGTGGGCAACCACCCCTTATTATAAACAATACTAAAAAAAAAAACTATGAGTTGTGATATCACACACGGTAGATTGGAGCAATGTAAAGACGTAGTCGGCGGTTTACAAGCAATCTATATATTAAACTACGGCGAATACGACCCAACAACGGACGTTACCTATAATGTTGGAACAGACGAAATTTCGGCTATTGCTTTAACTACTGCTGGAACACCGATTTACAAATTTGAACTAAAGGGAACAAACTCTTTTGAAACTACAATTACAAGTTCACGTGAAAACGGAACTACTTTCTTTGAGCAAGTTTTGGCGGTTACGTTGAAGAAACAAGACGTTCAAACGCACAAAGAAGTAAAATTACTTACTTACGGAAGACCAAACATTATTGTTCGCACAAACGCAAATCAATTCTTTATTGCGGGACTTGAAAGAGGTATGGACGTAACGGCTGGAACTATTGGAAATGGTACGGCTTTAGGAGATATGAACGGATATTCTTTGACTTTCACGGGTCAAGAGGCAGTACCCGCAAATTTCTTAGATTGTACTACCGAAGCTGGTTTAGCAACTTTGTTAAACAACGCAGTTATTACGGTATAAAAGACGTTTTATTGGTTAAAACTAAAAGGGGGTTGCATTCGTGTAACCCTTTTTTTATGAAACAAAAAACGAAAAATCTAATTATATCTATATGATAGTTTTAACTACAAATAATATTACAAGCCAAACCTTTAATTGTACGCCACGAACGGGAACGATTACGGATTTGTTAATTACGGACGAAGCCGAAAACATAACTACAAACGTTCCGATTATTACTCAAGGTGCGTTAAGTTATTTTTATCAAATCGAAGCCATTTTTAACCTTACGGAAAATAGGTTTTACATGATTGAATTACAAGACACGAACGGCAATAGATTACTTTTAGAAAAAGCATTTTGCACGAATCAACCTTTAGCTACATTCTCGGTAAATAACGGACAATATGTTTCGCACACATCAAACAACGAATTTATAATTTATGAATAATTACCACGTACTTAATTTATCGAGTTATACAACGCCAATAGTCGAAGAAACAAACCGAGAAAATTGGGTTGATTTCTTAACGGAAAATGGCGAACAATACTTTGATTTCTTAATTGACCGATACACGAATTCAACGACGAATAACGCAATAATAAACAATATATGTAGATTAGTTTACGGGCGTGGTTTAGGTGCGTTAGACGCTTCTAAAAAGGTAAACGAGTACGCACAAATGATGACTTTGTTTTCAAGGGACGATGTGCGTAAAATGATTATTGACCGCAAGATGTTGGGGCAATTTGCTATACAAATACATTATTCAAAAGATAGAAAAAAGATTTTAAAGGCTTACCATATACCCGTTAATCTTTTACGAGCGGAAAAGTGCAATAAAGAAGGTGAAATAGCGGGTTACTATTATTCGGACAATTGGAACGACACACGACAATTCCCGCCTTTGCGTTATTCGGCTTTTGGGTTTTCAAACGATAATGTTGAAATACTTTATTCTAAGCCTTATTCGGTTGGAATGAAATATTACGCTTACCCCGACTATCAAGGCGCAGTACCTTACGCTTTGCTTGAACAAGAAATAGGCGATTACTTAATAAACGAAGTTCAAAACGGATTTTCGGGAACTAAGGTTGTCAACTTTAATAACGGAGTTCCAAGCGAAGAACAACAATCTATTATTAGCCAAAAAGTTCTAAACAAATTAACGGGTTCACGTGGACAAAAAGTAATTGTTGCATTTAATGATAATGCTGAAAGTAAAACAACGGTTGAGGATATACCACTAAACGACGCTCCAGAACACTATACATATTTAAGCGAAGAATGTTTGCGTAAAATTATGCTTGGACACAACGTTACAAGTCCGTTATTATTTGGAGTTGCATCAACAAACGGGTTTAGTTCAAACGCAGACGAATTAAAAAATAGTGCAATCTTGTTTGACAATATGGTTATACGACCTTTTCAAGAAGAACTAATTGACGCTTTTGACACGATTTTACATTTTAACGGAATACATTTAAAACTATTCTTTAAAACTTTGCAACCTTTAGAATTTACGGATTTAGAAAACGCACAAACCGAAGAACAAATAGCCGAAGAAACGGGAACGGAATTAAGCGCAGACCCAAAAGACGATGCTTTAGCACAAGCTCTTATTGATTTAGGCGAAGACGTAAACCCCGAATGGTTATTAATAGACGAAAACGCAGTTGATTACGATAACGACGACGACGAAAACCAATTACTAAGTAAAGAACCTAAACAAAGTTTTTTAAGCAAAGTTGTTAATTTAGTTTCTACGGGTTCGGCGTTTCCGAATTCAAAGAGTGAACAAGACGAAAATATTGACGGATTCCAATTTATTACACGTTATGTTTATGCGGGTGAACAAAAAGCAAACGGACGGGAATTTTGTAGAAAAATGATTTCGGCAAATAAGATATATAGAAAAGAAGACATTATTAGAATGGGTTCACAAGTTGTAAACGAAGGTTTAGGACCACGAGGTACAAATACTTATTCAATTTGGTTGCATAAAGGCGGGGCTAATTGTTACCATAGATGGAACAAACAAGTTTACGTTAATTTTTCGGGTTCTGGAATAGACGTTAATTCACCAAAAGCAAAAAGGATAGCGGGCGCAAAAGCTGAAAAGTTTGGGTATATAATTAAGAACCCAAGTTTAGTTGCAACAAGACCAATAGACACACCAACAAGAGGTTTTTTACCGAAAAATAAATAACAATGGCAGAAGCATTACTAATTTCAAGAAACGACATAGTTAAGTTTACCGCACTTAACGGAAACATTGACACAGATTCTTTTATTCAATGGATTAAAGTCGCTCAAGATATACATATACAAAATTACTTGGGTACGAACTTACTTGAAAAGATAAAAACGGATATAATAAACAATACACTTGCGAACCCTTATTTGTCGCTACTTACTACCTACGTAAAGCCTATGCTTATACATTGGGCAATGGTCGAATATTTGCCTTTTTCGGCTTACACAATCGCTAATAAAGGCGTGTTTAAACATACGAGCGAAAACGCAACAAGCGTAGAAAAAAACGAAGTGGATTTCTTAGTTGAAAAAGAACGAATGATTGCACAAAATTACACGGAACGTTTTATTACTTATATTAATTTTAACAATTCTTTGTTTCCAGAATATAGCAATAATAGTAATGCGGATATGTTCCCAAGCACACAAAACAATTTTACGGGTTGGTATATATGAAAAAGAAGCACAAACCAAAAGAAACAAATATAAAAAAGTTGCTCGTTTATTTAACGAAACTAAACAAAGAAAAAAAATAACTATGGAACATTTACGAGCTTTGTCTTTATTGTTTTTTGCGTTTGCTTATTTGTGTTCCCTTGCGATGTTTTGCGAAAGCGCTTTGTTTTTGAAATTTGGCGGGGTTGCTTTATTCGTTTTTTTAACGCACGAATTAGTACAACAATATTACTTGAAAAAATGAAAATACAATTATTTATTTTACTTACCAATATTCGGATAGCATCGCCAAAATTATTGGCAATTATTGGAGCGTTCTTTTTGCCTATTTCTGGAATACTATTCTTAATTGGGTTTGCAATTTTATTAGACACTTTAACGGGAATTTGGAAGTCAAAGAAATTAGGAATACCGATTACATCAAGAAAACTTTCGGCTATTGTTTCAAAGTTCTTTTTATACGAAGTTGCAGTAATTGGATTTTACTTAATAGACTATTTTATTCTTAACGATATTATTTTAACGTTCTTTTCCGTTCCTTTAATGTTGACTAAGATACTTTCGCTTGTACTTGTTTCAATAGAATGTATTTCTATATCGGAAAATTACGAAGCAGTTCGAGGCATAAATATTTGGGTTGCTATGAAAAACCTTTTTTCACGTGCTAAAGAAATTAAACAAGAAATAAGCGAAATAAAATGATAAAGAAATTATTTGATTATTTGAATTTTCTACAAAGGGAAAAAATAAAAGCAATGATTTATTCTAAAATCTAATTATGTACACAAGGGAACAAATAGAAAAAGCGGTAAAAAGCAAAGGTTACGTTTGGTTCGATAGCGCAAAAGATTACGACGTTAACATAGTTGGCGTTCGAAATTTAAAAAGCGGTAAAAAAGTAACTAACGAATTCGACGATACTTTAACTTTGAGTTATAAAATTAACGGAGTTTGGCAATTTCACGAATGGACGATTACAACCGACGCTGGAAAAAAACCAAC